ATATACCCTAGCCACGGAACTACTATTCTTCCCTCTTCATTCCATTCGTCTAGTTGCCTTTTTTGCGTACCAGTTGCAAAATTTTCAAAATCAAAATTTAATGCGGACCTGCCTGGGTGAGAAGACATCCATAGCTGTAGGTCTTTATCTTCATGCGTTTTTAAATAATCTTTTAACCATATATCTCTGCCCTCTTCAACAATATGAGTTACATAATTTTGCTCTGAATATTTATACTCAAGCTTTCTATCTTTAAAGAAGAACACGTCTGGAACACAATTACCTATTTTTGAAGTATGTGAGTCTCCTATTACTAATATCTTTTTCATTTTTTATCTGATTACCTTTGTATTATACATTGATTCCCAATCTTTAATATCATTTTCATCGTTAAGTAATGGCTGGCCTTTTATGTTCAGGCTTGTATTTAAAAGGACGGGAACTCCAGTTTGCAGATAGAATTTATTTAAGACTCTCCATAACCCTCTATGCTGATTCTTGTTTACAGTTTGAACTCTTGATGTTCCATCTATATGAACAACAGAAGGAATTTTCTCTGGCTGTAAACACTTTACAGTGTATTGCATGTAAGGAGATGTAAAGTCCATTTCAAACCATTTGGACGCACATTCTTCCATGACAACTGGTGCAAACGGCCTAAATAGTTCACGCTGTTTAATATTGTTTACTTTATCCTTAATGCTTCTATCTCTTGGATCTGCCAATATGCTTCTGTTCCCCAATGCTCTGGGACCATATTCAGCTCTTCCACTTGCAACCGCTACAATTCCATCTTTAAGTATGCCGTCAATTATTTTTTGAACTGGATATTCTCCGCCTAGGTCATGGCCTAAGTACGGATCTTTCCATTCAATATGCTTGCCATACATTGCTGCTGCTGCTCCTAAAGAGCTTCCAGCATCCCCAGGGTTTGGCATAATCCAAATCATATCAAAGATTTTCCATAGAAGAGTATTTGCTGAAGAGTTTAGAGCGCATCCGCCCATAAACACCAAGTTGCTTTTACCAGTTATTGATTTTGCCATACGCATAAAGTCGTTAAGTCTTTGCTCATAAACCATTTGCACTGCCGCTGCAATGTCAAACTTATCTTCTTCTGAAACCCAGCCCCAGTCAGTAATTCCTTTATGAAAATTATATTTTTGATTAGTGTATGATGGGAAATAGTCGTTAACTTTTTTATAATATTTAGTCCAATCTCCATATGCAGCCATGCCCATCATAATATACTCTTCTTGATTTGGCATTAGTCCTATAAGTTGAGTAAACGCTGAATAGAATAAGCCAAAGCTGACTGGGTAGTTTTGCTTATACTTTAATTTAATTTTATTGCCCTCACCCACCCATATAGTAGATGTGTTATATTCCCCTATGGCATCTAGAACTACTATTACGGCATCGTTGAATGAGCTTGTGTAATATCCAGCTGCTGCGTGAGAATAATGGTGCCCAAAAGATTTATGAGGTAATCCATCGATCTTAAACTTAGGGCTCCACTCTCCTGAACCACCCCTTAGAAATAGCCTGGAGGCCTTTAGAAGAGGTTTCTCGTAGTAGGCTATAGCATCAGGTAGCCCGTAAGACAAGGCATCTTTAACTAAACTATCATTCACATACCAGTCGTTCTTTTGCTTGCTATATCTTTCGGCATGACCAGCAAATAGGATACTTCCATCTTGAATTAAAGATATAGAGGCGTCGTGAGAGGTCTCATTAATACCAAGTATCCTCATTAATATATAAACCTATCTCTTTTTTTCTTTTTAAATTTTTTAATAAATTTATATATATAGTATCTTATAACTATCACTCTGTACCCCTTATGTGCTTTAAAAAAGTTTCATAATAATGTAAGTGCCTATGTGATCCAAAATGTGCGTTGTGTACTCCATTTTGAACATCTAGAGCTAAATGAAACTCTGGATCATCTTTATTTTCTAAATGGCAATCTAATATGTTGTCGTCTGGATCTTTAACGGTATCTATTTTTAAATCATAATCGTAGTCAAATTTATAAATGTTCATGTCAATATGTTCTTTAAAATAATTATTATATTTCATTAGGTTAATAGTGCTATCGGTTCCATGATCCCAAGTGCCCCATACAAAATTAATGCCTGCATTCTTACAGTATTGAGAAAGAAAGTGTATGCTTTGTGACGAATACATGTGTGCCATCTCTACTGGAATTACATCTTCGGCCATTAGTGGTCTTTTAAAATACTCTTTCTTGTTTTGCACAATAGAAGTTTTAGAAACAGATGCGTCAATATACAAGCTATTTATATACTCCATTGCAGAATAATTATTTGGAAGGTCTAATATTGCAGACTCAAAAAAATCTTTTTTATAAACCCTATCAAATGGTTCCGTAGTAAATAGATCTTTGTTTACAAAAACTTGAATTCTTTCAAATGGTGGGAAAAGACATATTATGTTCTTGGGGTTTCCGTACTTATTTATATAGGCAAAAATTTTTCTAACCTGCCCATTAATACTATCTCCAGCTTTTGCAACTGAGGCATATCTACCACCTAAATCAGACATAAGCCTGTTGGCCCATACGTTATTTTTTGATAGCCCCCAGCCTTCTGTGACAGAGCAACCCCCAAATAAAAAATCTAAATCGGTAGTAAATTCTGGCGACCTAAAGCCATATGAATTAAATTTCATGTCTACGCCGCCTTTATGTATTATTGCTTGGCTCTTAGACAATGGTATTTTAGAAAATCCATTATGATAAATTTTTTCTAGTATTTTTTTATCAAAATCTACTAATCTCATTTTATGAACCTATATCTGATTCCACTATCTGCTGAACATACTCTGAAAAATGTTTTCTTATGCTACCCATAGGTCTAGATCCATAAGACTCCCATATTCTTTTGTACTCTATTATGTTCTGCAATGTAGTTGGGCACACCACAATACCATTATAAGACTTCATGGTTATTGGTAGTGGTACATGCTTGCTGCAGCATTTACATTGTTTTGCTAGCTCTTGGTATTCGCTCATATTATTTGCATCCTGTCCATTGCTTCTCTTAAGTCCTGGGGCATTCTCGGTGCCCTGATCAAATTATAGGATGTTGTATCTGGGTCATCCTTGTCCCCAAAGTCATTGTCATAGCTCATTGATTCATAGGTGTGTACATTTATTTCTTGATTATTATCAAATCTAGTTCTACTAATTGAATTAAATATAGCTCCACAAGTAGCATCCGCCAAGTCTTTCGATCCCTTTCTGGGGTGGTCAACCTTGTCTCTCATGATTCTAAGCTGGCATAGCTCATCTATAAGCAATGGTATATGTGGACCTATTAGTCTTTCTTCCGCCACAATCATTGCCATATCGTCATAGTGTTTTTTAGCGACAGATAGAATCTCTGTATTGATGCCATATTGTTTTAGTTGTTGCATCATATCATGAGAGTTCCATCTGTCAAATGTACATATTGCTATATTAAAGCCTCTAGTTTTAAGAGAAAGAATGTAGTCTTTAACTTCCGTAAAGTCAACAGACTTGTCTGGTGTTGGTGTCCAGTACCTAACAGCATCAACCTCAACAATTGGAGCTGGTTGTGAATAGGTGTCTGTGACTTTTACGTTAACCCATTTATTAACATGTGCCATTGTTACTGCACAATGGTCATGCTTCTGTGCCAAGTCTACGTGTATATAATATTTTTTATCTGGGTCGGGCAAGAACCACTCTTCAAGTCTGCCAAAGTTGTCTACAGCAATTGCTCCCACATTAAATGCTTTTTCTACTTTTTCTCTTGACTTAAAGAATGCGTCTACAGCATCTGGTGGCATGCAAGCAAATCTTGAAAGAGCATCTGTTGGGTTTGTATAGAAGGCTGTCTTAAAGTCGTCAATTTTTCTGACTGGATTGACTTCCCAAGTTGGTCTTTTAAGAGCATAAACTTTAGGTATCTTGTAAGATACAATATGATCTTCTTCCCATTGTATTTCAAACTCATTGCCATCTGTTCCGTCTGGGAGCTCTTCATACATCTTAAATTTATGATCTCTAATTATTGTTTCTTTTTCACCTATTACGGCATCATATCTTTGCTGAATATAGTCGTTCTTAAATCTTG